GAACCGCTGTCATCAGGTCAAATTGGCACGATGATCTTACAGAGAATACAACAGAGAGTACTACAGAGATTACAGGTAAAGACTCTTGTCCGGTTGCGCTGCAACCAGACCATACCGATCCGGCTGCACTCGTTCTGGATCATTTTAATCGAGTAACTAATTCGACCTATGGCAAGGGGGGACGAACCAAAACGACGCTGGGTTATATCCGGGGACGGCTGGCCGAAGATTACAGCCCTGAAGACCTGATGCTGGTGGTTGACTACCTGAACGAGAAATGGGCTCAGGATCCGAAGATGAGCGACTACCTGCGGCCCAAAACGCTGTTTGCTCCCGAGAACTGCGTCGAGTATTTCGACAAGGCCAAAAAATGGGAAGCAGCCGGGCGCCCAGCCTGGACTGGCGGAAAGTGGGTTAAACAAGACACGGCGTTCAAGTCCAGTTATTCCGACGTGGATTATTCAGTGCCAGCGGGGTTCCGTTCATGAGCAAGCCATTTCTGAAATGGGCTGGTGGAAAGTATACCCAGCTGGCTGACCTGTTCGTGCATATCCCGGCAGGGAAACGCCTGATAGAGCCATTCGTTGGTGGTGGGTCGGTATTCCTGAACAGCGAAAAGCACGCAGATTACCTGCTGGCGGACGTTAACCCGGACCTGATTAATCTGTATCAGATGTTAGCGGTGGTACCGGATGAAGTGGAATTAAAGGCCCGCTGGATGTTTGAGCACATGCGGTCACCAGATGGCTATGAGCTGATCCGTTCCGAGTTCAACGCTCAGACGCTGGATGCTACTGAACGCGCAGCTGCATTCCTGTATCTCAACCGGCATTGCTTCAATGGCCTGATGCGCTACAACCAGGCGAACAAGTTCAATGTGGGCTGGGGAGGCTACAAGGCTCCATATTACCCGATGAATGAGATGAAATCCTTCGCGGCTATGGCGCATAACTACGTATTCATGACCGCTGACTATCGCCGGACAATCAGCCTGGCCGGGAAAGGGGATGTGGTTTACTGCGATCCACCTTACGAACCGATGCCGGGAACAACCGGATTCACCGCCTACGCCGCTGGTGGTTTTAGCTGGGATAACCAGGTGGACCTGGCGAAGCAATGCGTATCTGCCTTTCACCGTGGGGCTAGGGTAGTGATTTCTAACTCATCTGCACCGAAGGTTCTCGACCTGTACCGGGAGCATGGTTTTAACCTGCAATTCATTAACGCGCGCCGTTCGATCTCCTGCAAAAGCAGTACGCGGGAAGTCGCAAAAGACGTTGTAGCGATCCTTTAAGGGGGCTAAATGAAACTGACTTTACCATTTCCACCGAGCGTAAATAGTTACTGGCGCGCCCCGAGCAAGGGACCGCTGAAAGGCAGGCATCTGGTTAGCGAGACAGGGCGCAAGTTCCAGCAGGCAGCGAGAGCGGCGATTATTGAGCAACTGCGGGCCGTTCCCCGGCCATCCTCTGATCTGGCCGAGGTTCACATTGTGTTGTATCCGCCGGATCAGCGCCGTCGGGATATCGATAACTACAACAAAGCGCTGTTCGATGCCCTGACTCTAACAGGCGTCTGGGAAGACGACAGTCAGGTTAAGCGCATGCTGGTGGAGTGGGGGAACATCGTGAAGAAAGGGAAAGTAGAAATCACTATCCGTCGTTTTCGTGCAGCTGCCTGACGTGGAGATGATATGAGAGCACTACTAACCCCTGAGATTGCCCCACGCATGGGCGTTGTTCTGCTTCGCCCAGGTGCTGATCTCATGCCGATGTTCAGGAGAGGACGGGTACTGATTGAGCCTGCACCGGAAAAATACAGTGACTTCGCAACCGGCGCTATCCCTCCCGCCACGCAGCCACTGGCAGAAGACCCGGTTTTGAAGCCAGTCTTCGAAAACAAAGACGTCATTCTGCGCGCGGGTGGTATCAGCTCGCTGGAGGCCGAGCTGGAGCGTCGTTTTGAATGCCAGTATCCCCACGGCTCATGGCACAGCGAAAATTTCACGCTGTTCCGGCATGAGCCTGGCAGCATTCGCCTTTGTTGGGCCTGCGATAACCTGGTACGTGATCAGTACACAGAGACGCTGGCAGGCATTGCGCGTGAGAACCTGGTATCCTGGCTGATAACGGTCATCCGCTCACAGCTGGGGTTCAACGAAGACCATCAACTGACGATCCCCGAGTTGTGCTGGTGGCTGGTAATAAACAATCTGGCGCACGTCATCCCTGAATCGCTGGCCCGGAAAGCCCTGCGATTGCCGGAAATTAAGCATCAACCGGTGATGAAGGAGAGCGATATTGTGCCGGAGCCAGCGGCGAGCGAAGTGGTGCAGAAAAAGATTCTCGGTCTTCGCGTAGATCCTGAAACGCCGGAATCATTCATGCTGCGACCAAAGCGCCGCCGCTGGGTAAACGAGAGCTGGACGCGCTGGGTTAAGTCCCAGCAGTGTGTCTGCTGTAACAAACAAGCAGATGATCCCCATCACCTGATAGGCCACGGACAAGGTGGAATGGGAACGAAAGCGCATGACCTGTTTGTGTTGCCGCTTTGCAGAGCGCATCACGACGAGTTACACGCTGACACCGTGGTATTTGAGGAGAAGCACGGCTCACAGCTGGAGCTGCTGTTTCGATTTCTGGATCGTTCGCTGGCAATTGGCGTGCTGGCTTAATTCAGTGGAGATGAGTTAATGCGTGATATGTATGAAATTTTAGACCGCTGGGGTGCATGGGCTGTTGCTGATAGTAGCGGTGTTGGCTGGCAACCCATTGCAGCTGGGTTTAAAGGTTTGCTACCTCATGGAAAGAAAACACGCCAGCAATGCGATGATGATGAAGGTATCATGATCGACGGATGTGTAGCGAGATTGCGGAAATATAAGCCGGAAGAGTATGAGTTGATTATCGCTCATTTTGTTATCGGTATATCATTGCGTAGTATAGCTAAGAAACGCAAATGCTCTGATGGGACCATCAGGAAGGAACTGCAAACAGCGATGGGTTTCATTGATGGTCTTATGTATATGCTAGAAGACAGTAGACACTTTGATATCACATAAGTCTTGTGATTTCTTTAAGACGTAACCATGTGATGTAAAATTTCTTAAAGGTGATGAGCAAGACAAAAATGCCCAATTGCAGTAAAAGTTGGGCATATGTGTACTCCGCGTTTTTTGTTATGTAGGGTATCTTAAATTTTAATGTGTCAGGGAAAAATAACAATACAATGAAGATGATGCAAACTGAAAGCAACCATCCCATCGTTGAATGCATTTCCTCAGTAAATCTTCGAAGATATCCTGTTTTACCGATATTTTTTATGAGTGTGTTATCTTTAGCGGATGCCATTAAGGTTATTGAACCCAACACGAAACCGAATAAAATCCCAGCAAATGTAGAAATTGCTGATGCTATAGGCTGAATCTGAGCAAAAGTCAACCTTACCGAAAACGGCAAAACGACGATACAAAACGCAGCGGAGGCTAAAATATATGCATAATTAGCCAGTATTTTTAGATTCTCCTTTTTCATACCATCGCTCCTGTTTACTCAACCCTTTGCCCACCTACTCCGAAGTATGCTGCTAATTCATCATTTTTACTATCTTTTGCTTGAGTTAAAGCATCCCAAATGCTAGCTGCTAGGGGATAGCGCCCTCCTAGCTCTACATCTGTGTAGTAAACTAACTTGTCTGCGACAAGATCAATCGGATGTTGTATGCCAGTTTCGATGTCTTGCGTTTCGAGCTTCAATTTTTCAACTTCAAAAGTCTCTAATGTTTCCGTTAAGGCTCTTTTCAGTCGAGAACCTAGGTACCTATTTTCAGGGTCATCGGCTCGACCATCACCTCTCAGAGTGAGGTTAACTTTAGCTGAATTCGTTCCATTTAAGGTTGCAATCAATGCGTTGTTAAAATCATGTTCTACATTTTCAAAGATTTGTGCGTTTCTTGGGCGCGCAATCCCTATCTCTAGCGTTTTGATGTGGACTTCGTTGCGTAGTAGCCACTCTAAACTATTTGCCTGAATTATCGGATTAACAGTGGTATTTTG